ACGTCGACTTCAGCGACACCGCGGAGGACACGCCACCGGAGATGGAATAGTCCGGCAGGATGGCCCCGAAGAAGTACTGGCCAGGGCCCGCGCCCTGAGCGCCGACCGTCGACGGGTACAGGTACATGTTCCGGGACAGACCGTCTGTCGCGGCGACGTACGTCTGCGCCGTGGCAGTGTCGTAGAAGCCGGAGAAGTCGCCGGATGCGTCGGGGAGGCCGGAGACCCAGATCAGGTTCGGGTCACCCATGGCGGTGACGTCGACCTTGTTCACGACGAAGTTGATAGACCAGTCAGTCAGGAACGCCATCGGCGACGCGATCGCCGTGCCGGTGACACCGCCACCACCAGGGCCAGTAACCCCGATGTAGCAGATCCCGTTCCTGCCGTGGATACGTGACATATCCCGTTGCTCCTTCTGTTAGTCTTCCAGGAGTTCCAGCAGGCGTTTCGCGTTGCTGGTGAACGTGCGGTCCGCGATGGCCTCACGTGCTTTGCTTGCCGCCTGCTCACGCTCACCGTCATGGGCGAGCCACCAGCGGAGCTGCTCCCCGGCGTCTTCCGGGCCGGAGAATGTGGGCAGCATGTCCAGCACCTCGTCCCCCTCAGCACGGGGGTCACGCAGGTAGAACATGCCGCACGCCGCCTGCTCCACCTCCCGGGGGCCCATGGCCCACGGGGTGACAGCGGAGTCGTCGGCTTCGTCGTACTCGCGACGGTAGAAGTTGATCCCGCATTTCGCGTTGCGGTACACCCCGGCCGTCTCGTCGTTCGGGACGCACTGCTCAATGTCGTGGCCCATGTACTTGCGCAGCGGGGACTTCCCCGCGAGCGGCCAGCACCCGCCCAGCAGCACGTCCAGGCCGTCCAGGTTCATCTTCTCGAAGAACTCGATGCGGGACGTGAACCCGGTCCCGATGAACGCCAGGTCAGCGTTCAGGTCCTCGTCGACCGGGCCGGTACGCGGGTAGTGCACGGACGGCCGGTAGGCGTGCGGGGCGTACTCTGCGACGACACCCAGCTCCCGGTACTGCTCGATGTTCACCGGGTCGTTCAGTAGCACGATGTCGGCGCACTGCGCCCGTTCCAGCTGCATCTGCTCCTGGTACGGGGATTCGGTGCCGAGCAGGATCACTTTCATGCGGCGCTGCTGGAGCAGCGACATCAGCCCCGGGGTGACGAAGAACCCGGATACGAACAGGACCGCTTCGGGCCAGAACGTGAACGCGGCATGCGACACGCCCTGCATCGCCATCCGCAGGGCCTCCTGGTCGTTCATCGCCCGCCGCACCAGGGGGTGTCCCGTGTCGTCCACGTCCCCGGTGGAGATCAGCGCGTGGCCGTAGAACTGGATCCGGTCGTCGGAGTTGAACGAGGCGACCTCGCAGCCCAGCTCGCGGAGCGCCTCCACCCACCCGTCGTGCACGTCCGCTACGGAGAAGTTGGGGCCCGGGTGGACCACGAGGATGCGCATTGTCAGGTCACACTCTTCTCAGTTTGTATCCGCACCGGCACTCGGCGTACTTCTTCCCGTAGAAAACGAAATGGTGCACGCCGTTGGAGTAGAACGTGCACTTCCGTTTCCCCACGTCACAGGTGCACGCCGCACTCGACTGTGAACGTCGCGCCCATATAGTCCTGCCCTGCGTAGTTCACGATCCCGTACGTGGCGCACTGGGTGACGACCGCGAACTCGCACGTCCCGCCCAGTGTCGGGTCCGCCTGGACCGCCGCGTTGATGCTCTTGGGTCCCGACGAGGACACCACCGCGTTCAGCGCGACCTGCCCGGACGTGTCGTTCGCCGCGGACAGCAGCACGATCGCGAGGAGGTTGACCTGGTTTTCCCCGTCCATCGTCTGCCCGTACAGCACAGCGGGACGGCTCGGGATGACCACCACCGCGGGCGGGGACACCGCGCCGGGCGCATTCGGTGAGGCCCGCAGGCCCGTCGTCGCCAGCCGGTTAGACAGGCCGTTCGCGAGCGCGTCAACGTCAGCCATCTACTTCGGCCGTCCCGGGCATTTATGTCCCTTCTTGGTCCAGAAGACCTTCCCGCACACACCGCACATCTTCGTTATCGACATGGGGCAATTACACCCCTACCTTGCCCCGGGCGCGGAAGTACGGGCGGAGCTGCTGGGTGATCCACGGGTTCGGGTTGATGTGGATGACGCCCAGGTCCGCGATGCCCGCCACGCCCCACGGCGCGTCCTTCAGCTTGAACCAGTCCGACGCGATCAGCAGCGCGGCCTGCGCCACCACCGGGGGGACCTGCGGCCACCCGAACACCCCGGTGATCTGCACCCGGTCCAGGTGGACGAACGGCCAGATGAACGGGAAGAAGTTCGACCCGCCGATCACCTGCACCTGCGTGTACGGTTTCAGCTCACCGAAAGACAGCTGGTTGAACTGCCCCTCACCGACCCGCAGCATGAACTGGGTGTTCTGCGTCCACGTCGTCTCGAACACCCCGTCGCCGTCGCCGTCGATCTTCAGCGTGGTGACCGACGCGAGGTCGTCGGTGTTCAGCAGCCAGATGCTCTCCGGCTGGTAGGTGCGCGTGTCCGTGACGCGGAAGAAATGCCTCCCGCAGAACCGGTCGATCCACCGGGACGTCGCCAGGCACACCGACGTGAGGATGGAATCGTCGGACGTGTCGGGGATACCGAGGCGGTCTTTCAGCTCCTCGGGGCCCACGTACCAGCGGGACTGGTCCAGGGCGAGCACCCGCCACGTACCCGGCTGCACATCCGAAGCGGTCCCGGTCCCGATCGCCGTGTAAGACCACAGCCCTTCCACCCCGGCGACGGACGGGGTGCACGGCACCAGCAGCTGATACACCCCCGTGGACACCTTCGTCACGTCAGCGGGGGCGGTCCCCGCGAACGTGTGGACCACCTGGGCGGCGGCGGGGTCGGTGACCACGATCGACACGGTCGTCGGGTCGGTCGGCACGTTGTTAATGGAGAACGTGGCAGTGATCGTGGCCAGCTCGTTCACGTTGTCGTAGAACACCGTCGATGTCACGTCACACCTCCCGACCCTGGTTTGCCTGTCACTCTCGTCGTCCCGTCCCTCGGGTCAGCCACGGTCGTGTTACTGCCTTTCCCGGTCACACCCGACGTGCTCGTCCGTCCCCTGACAGACGTCGCGCCGTCCCTCGGGTCGGTCACGGTCACCGTGGCGACCGCGCGGAACAGGGTGGGCGGCGGGACGAACGTGTACGTCCCGGCCCGCCAGTCCGCCCGTCCGTACAGCACCGGCTTGGCTGGCTGCGCGCGGAGCGCGTGCCCCAGCGGCTTGACAGGCGGCCCCGTCTGCGCGTACGGGCCGCGCTGCGACGCGACACGACCACGGGTGGGCGGTGGCGGCTGCCTGCGAGACACCCCGACCGGCCCCTGCAAAGGCTTGACAGGAGGCCCGGCCTGCGCGTACGTTCCGGCGCGGCGCAGGACCCGGCCGCCCATCGCGGGCTGCCGTTTCGCCTGGACAGGATGTCCGAGCTGGTAGACGGGAGCGGCCCCGGCGACCGCCGTGAACGTGCCGTCCCGTCCGGCCATCCGCCCGCCGGGCTGCGCTCCTGGCTGCGCCCGCACCGGCCCGTCGAGCTGACGGACCGCGGGACCGGACTGGGCGTAGATACCGTACCGGCTGGTTGCCGTGCCACCACGGACCGGCTGCCTGCGCGCCTGGACCGGGTGACCGAGCGGGTAGATCGGGGCACCGGCACCGATGATGACGTTCGTGAACGTCCCGGTGCGGGACGTGACCCTGCCGCCCCGCTGCGGCCCCGGCTGGGCGCGGACAGGTCCTTGCAGCGGTTTGACCGGCGGCCCGGTCTGCGCGTACACGCCACGCTGGGATGCGGTACGTCCCCGGACAGGCAGCGGCGGCTGCCGCCGCCGCGAAACCCCGACCGGGCCCTGCTGCGGTTTGACGGGCGGGCCAGCCTGCGCGTACACGCCTGCGTGGCTGGTTACGCTGCCGCCCCGGACCGGCTGCCTGCGCGCCGCGACCGGGTGACCCAGCGGGTAAACCGGAGGACCCTGCCCGGTGATAACCAGAGTGAACGTTCCCGTGCGGGACGTTACCCGGCCGCCGCGCTGCGCGGCTGGCTGCGCCCTGACCGGGCTGTCAAGCTGCCGTACCGCGGGGCCTGCCTGGGCGAAGACACCTTCGACGCTGCCGGTGCGTCCCCGCGGCGGGAGTACCCTCAGTTTCGCCGCGACCGGCCCCGACGGTGCCCGCAGCGGCGGTCCTGCCTGGGCGTAGACACCAGCGTGACGGTAGGTCTGGCCGCCCCGTGCAGGCTGCGGGATACGAGCCCGGACCGGGCCCGGTGCGGGTTTAACCGGCGGGCCAGCCTGGGCGTAGACACCCGTCCTGCTTTCGGTGAACCCGCCGCGTACCGGCTGCCTGCGCGCGGCGACGGGGTGACCCAGCTGGTAGACCGGGGGGGTAGCAGCAGCGGTGAATGTCCCCGCCCGGGATGTGACACTGCCGCCCCGCTGCGCAGCGGGCTGAGCCCTGACCGGCCCGTCGAGTGCCCGGACCGGGGTCCCGGCCTGCGCGTAAACACCCGCCCGGCTGACAACCCGGCCGCGAGCCGGTGCTGTCAGCTGCGCC